TACGGAGTTCCAGTATTTACTACACCTGACACAGATGTCTTCGCCCCAGACGGTGAACTAATAGATGTAGGTGTAATAGATAACTGGCAAAACGAAGCTGATGGTTTGAAAGATGATCAAGATGCTTTAAATGAATTTTACCGTCAGTTTCCGCGAACTGAAGAACATGCGTTTAGAGATGAAACAAAAAACAGTATATTTAACTTAGTAAAAATATACGAACAAATAGATTACAACGAAGAACTAAGTAGTAGTTTAGGCGTAACACAAGGTAACTTTGCTTGGGTTAATGGTGTTAAAGATACTAGCGTTATATTTTACCCAGATCCAAAAGGTAGATTTAAAGTTAGCTGGACACCTAAACAACAACTACAAAATAGAGTAGTAATTAAAAACGGCGTTAAATATCCTGGTAATGAACATATGGGCGCTTTTGGATGTGACTCATATGATATATCCGGGACCGTAGATGGTGAAGGTTCAAAAGGAGCGCTTCACGGGCTTACTAAGTTCAGTATGGAGGACGCTCCAGCTAACAGCTTCTTTTTAGAATACTTATCAAGACCACCTACGGCTGAAATATTTTTTGAAGATGTATTAATGGCATTAGTATTTTATGGCATGCCAATACTAGCAGAAAATAATAAACCAAGATTACTATACTATTTAAGGCGTAGAGGCTACAGAGGTTTTAGTATGAACAGGCCTGATAAAGTTTGGAACAAATTATCTGTTGCTGAAAAAGAAATAGGTGGTATACCAAACTCTAGTGAAGATATAAAACAAGCTCATGCAGCGGCTATTGAAATGTATATACAAGATCATGTGGGTATGAAACAAGATGGAAGCTATGGAGATCTTTATTTTAATAAATTATTAAATGACTGGGCTAAGTTTGATATAAATAAAAGAACAAAGTTTGATGCTACAATAAGTAGTGGATTAGCTATAATGGCTTGTAATAGACATTTGTATGCACCAAACGTTAAAATTGAAAAACCAAAATTAAATATACATATTTCTAAGTTTTCAAATAATGGAAATATGTCTAAAATAATCAAAGAATAAATATGGCATATTCTAATAAAAGTTATTTTCCTAGCCAAGTTGTAAGTGATGCTGAAAAGTTAAGTTATGATTATGGTTTAAAAGTCGCTAAAGCTATAGAGCACGAGTGGTTTAATGATGACGCTAGTTTAAATAGATATATGAACACTCGTAATGAGTTTCATAAATTAAGACTTTATGCTAGAGGTGAACAATCAATACAAAAATATAAAGATGAATTATCTATAAATGGTGATTTATCTTATTTAAATTTAGACTGGACGCCTGTACCTATAATAGCAAAGTTTGTAGACATAGTTGTAAACGGTATTGCTGAAAGAACATACGATATAAAAGCTTATTCTCAAGATCCACATGGTATTGCTAAACGCACAGAATACATGGAGTCTATAATGAGAGATATGGAAACTAGAGAGTTCAATGATACAGCTATGCAAACTATGAATATGAATCTTTATGAAAATGATAAAGAAACATTACCAGAGTCTCAAGAAGAGCTAGATATACATATGCAACTTAGTTATAAACAAGCTGTTGAGCTAGCTGAAGAACAAGCTTTAAAAGTTTTAATGGAAGGTAATAAATACGAGTTAATTAAAAAGCGTTTTTATCATGATTTAACTGTATTAGGTATAGGTGCTGCTAAAACTAATTTTACAACATCTGAAGGTGTAACTATAGATTATGTTGATCCAGCTGATTTAGTTTATTCGTATACAGACTCACCATATTTTGATGATATATATTATGTTGGTGAAGTAAAGTCAATACCTGTTAACGAGCTTGCAAAACAATTTCCTCATTTAGAACATGAAGATCTTGAAGATATAATGAATAACAAAAATTATAATAGAAATAATTATAATACTCGTTACGATAAAAAGAAAGAAGACAACAATACAATACAAGTTTTATATTTTAATTATAAAACTTATATGAACGAAGTTTATAAAATAAAAGAAACAGGTAGTGGTGCAGATAAAATAATACCTAAAGACGATCAGTTTGATCCGCCAGAAAACATGGAAGGTGGTTTTGGTAAGCTATTAAGATCTATAGAAACTCTTTATGAAGGTGCTTTGATATTAGGTACTGATAAATTACTTAAGTGGGAAATGTCTAAAAATATGATGAGACCTAAAAGTGATTTTACTAAAGTTAAAATGAACTATAGTATTGTAGCTCCGCGTATGTATGAAGGTAAAATTGATTCACTAGTTAACCGTATAACTGGTTTTGCTGATATGATACAACTTACGCATTTAAAGCTACAACAAGTTATGTCGCGTATGGTACCAGATGGTGTTTACTTAGATGCTGATGGTTTAGCTGAAATAGATTTAGGTAACGGCACAAACTATAATCCACAGGAAGCTTTAAATATGTTTTTTCAAACTGGATCTGTAATTGGTAGATCGTTTACACAAGATGGTGATATGAATCCTGGTAAAGTGCCAATACAAGAAATAACTAGTGGTAGTGGTGGAAATAAAATGCAAGTGTTAATAGCAAATTATAATTACTACTTGCAAATGATTAGAGATGTAACAGGTTTAAACGAAGCTAGAGATGGTAGTATGCCAGATAAAAACGCTTTAGTTGGTGTACAAAAACTAGCAGCAGCAAATAGTAATACAGCTACAAGACATATATTACAAGCTGGTTTGTTTATAACTTCAGAAATAGCAGAGTGCTTATCACTTAGAATATCTGATATTATAGAATATTCACCAACAAAAGATGCTTTTATACAAGCTATTGGAGCACATAACGTTGCTACATTAGAAGAGATGTCTAACTTACACTTGTATGATTTTGGTATATTTTTAGAGTTATCACCAGATGAAGAAGAGAAACAAATGCTTGAGAATAATATTCAAATGGCATTACAACAACAAAACATAGAACTAGAAGACGCTATTGATCTTAGAGAAATAAAAAGTGTTAAGCTAGCAAATCAGTTATTAAAAATAAGAAGAAAAAAGAAAATAGCTAGAGATCAAGCTATGCAGCAGCAAAATATACAGGCTCAAGCGCAAGCTAATGGTCAAGCGCAACAAATGGCTGCACAAGCAGAAATAGAAAAGAACCAAGCTAAAGTTCAAGCAGAAGCTCAAGTTGAACAAATGAAAGCTCAAATTGAAGCACAAAAAATGCAACAAGAAGTTGAGTATAAAAAAGAACTAATGATGTTAGAGTTTGAAATGAACATGCAGCTTAAAGGTTTAGAAGTAAACAGTAAAAAATCTTTAGAAAAAGAAAAAGAAGATCGTAAAGACCAAAGAACAAAAATTCAAGCAACTCAACAAAGCGAGTTAATTGATCAAAGAAAAACAGGTAAACCACCTAAAAACTTTGAGTCTTCAGGTAATGATATACTAGGAGGCGGTTTTGATTTAGGTGTGTTTGATCCTAGATAAACTTATTAATTATTATTATATTATATTATGGAAGAAAAAAACGAAAACGTAGTTGAAGAAACTACACAAGATACAACACAACAAACTGAAGAAACTAATAAACCAAATATTAATGAAGACGGCGATTATGTCGTTAATTTAGACAAACCAATTGAAAATGAAACTAAAGAAGATAACGCTGACGACAGCGGAGTGGTTGCAGAGCCTGAAAATGCCGAGCCCACACAAGAACAAAAAGAAATACAACCGGAAGCTGAAGCACAAGAAGAAACAGTATTAGAAGAAGTAACTGAAGATACAACTGAAGAGCAAGTAGCAGAAGTAGAAGAAAAAGTTGAAGAAGCTATAGCTGAAGCAGAAGCAACAGGTAAACCGCTACCAGAAAACATACAGAAGTTAGTAGATTTTATGGAAGATACTGGTGGTGATATAAACGATTACGTAAAACTTAATCAAGATTATAGTAAGTTAGATGATAACGATGTTGTGTTTGAATATTACAAACAGACAAAACCACATTTAACTAACGATGAAATAAATTTCTTAATGGAAGATACTTTTAAAGTAGACGAAGAAGAAGACACTGATAGAGAAATAAAAAGAAAAAAACTAGCGTTTAAAGAGCAAGTTGCCAGCGCTAGAAGCCACTTGGACAGGCAAAAGTCCAGATACTATGAAGAAATCAAAGCTGGGTCAAAGTTGACTCCGGAACAACAAAAGGCTTGGGATTTTTTTAATAGGTACAACAAAGAATCTGAAGAACAACAAAAAACTTTAGAAGCAACAAAATCTAATTTTTTAAAGAAAACAAATCAAGTTTTTAACGATAAATTTAAAGGCTTTGAATATAACGTTGGAGATAAAAAATATAGATTTAATGTTAAAGATGTAAATAAAGTAAAGAACAGTCAAGATGATATTGGTAAATTCATAGGAAAGTTTCTTGATGATAATAACCAAATGTCAGATGCAGCTGGATATCATAAAGCTTTGTATACAGCTATGAACGCAGACGCTATTGCTAAGCATTTTTACGAGCAAGGTAAAGCTGACGCTATGAAAACAAGTGTTGCTAAAGCTAAAAATGTTAATATGGAACCACGACAAGCTCATGGAGAAGTTAACATTGGAGGTATGAAAGTAAAAGTTTTAGGTAATAATTCTTCTGATTTTAAATTTAAAATTAAAAACAAACGATAACAATTTAAAATAAAAAATTATGGCAATTACAGGAGGAAATAATTTGAACAGCGTACCTGCTCCACAAAAGCAAACTTTCGCTACAAATTATTTAGATCTTTCATCTGCAGCAAATGCAGGTTGGGGACAACAATACCTGCCAGACTTGATGGAAAGAGAAGCTGAGGTTTTTGGACCTCGTACAATTTCTGGTTTCCTTGCTCAAGTTGGTGCAGAAGAGGCTATGACTGCTGATCAAGTAGTATGGTCTGAACAAGGTAGATTACATTTATCTTACAAAGGAAACATGTCTAATAACGATGTCTTTACAGTAACTCACGATATTGATGAAGCTTCAGGTTTTACTGCAGCTAATCACGGTGTTAGAGTTAACGATACTGTTATTGTAGCAAACTCTCAAGGTATATTTAAGTGTTTAGTAACTACAATTACAGCTGCTGCTATTACTGTTAAGTCTTACGATGGTACTCAAATTGATCAGTTAACTACTGCTAAAGGTACAACTTTATTAGTTTATGGTTCTGAATATGGTAAAGGTACTGGTTACTACACTAACGCAGCTGCTTCTACAACTGAAGAAAGACATACATCTAACGAGCCTGACTTTAAAACTTTCACTAATAAACCAATTATTATGAAAGACTTTTATGAAGTATCAGGATCTGATGCATCTAGAATTGGTTGGGTTGAAGTATCTACAGAAAGTGGTCAAGGCGGTTACTTATGGTACTTAAAAGCTGAAGCTGACACAAGAGCACGTTTCACTGACTATATTGAAATGTCTATGTTAGAGTCTGTTAAAGGATCTGGATCTAACGATGTGGACGATCACATAAGAAATGATGGTGACAATATTGGTACTCAAGGTTTATTCGATGCTATCGAAGACAGAGGTAACGTAACTACCGGTGTTACTGGTGTATCAGCTCCAATTGATTTAGCTGAGTTTGATGCAATACTTGCTGAGTTTGACAAGCAAGGTGCTATTGAAGAGTATATGATGTTTGTTAACAGATCAACTAGCTTAGCTGTTGATGATATGTTAGCTTCAATGAACTCTTACGGAGCTGGTGGTACTTCTTACGGAGTATTTGACAACTCTGAAGATATGGCGTTAAATTTAGGTTTTACAGGTTTTAGAAGAGGTTCTTACGACTTCTACAAGTCTGACTTTAGATACTTAAATGACAAAGCTACAAGAGGTGGTATTAACGATGCTTCTACTGCTAACGCTATTAGAGGTGTCTTGATTCCTGCTGGTACTTCTTCAGTTTATGATCAAACTGTTGGGCAAAGCATAAAGAGACCTTTCTTACACGTAAGATATAGAGCTTCACAAACTGATGACCGAAGAATGAAGTCTTG